GCAGAACGTGCTGAAGGTATGTCACGTGTCATGAAAGAACGTGGTTTGTCTGAGAAAGAAAAGCGTGAGATGCAAGAAAGCCTTAATTACAAAAAAGGTGGTATGGTTAAAAAACCTGCTAAGAAAGTAAAGATGGCAGGTGGTGGCTACGCTAACTGTGGTGCTTCTATGAAACCAGCACAGAAAGCCAAGAAGAAATGAAGACTTGTGCTTCTTGCCCAACTCCTGCCAAGTGCAAGAAAGCAGGTAAGTGCTTAATGTCTAAGATGGCAAAAGGCGGTTTAGGTAAACTTAAATCACCTTCTATCATGGTAGCCATTGCAATACCTAAAACACCTAAAGTAAAAGTACCTAAAGTAAAGAAGTAAGATAATGAAACCCACTAAAGCACAGAAAAAAGTAAAGAAGGTTATGGGTGAATTTAAGGAAGGTACACTTCACTCAGGCAAGAAGGGACCTGTTGTAAAGAGTCCTAAGCAAGCCATTGCTATTGCTTTGAGTGAAGCGAAAAATTTGAGTGAAGCAGGTGTGGCTAAAAAGAAAACTAAAGCTAAATGACCGTATCTGCCACGTATAAATCCCGCAGTATAGGTACAAACTTAACTGCGGGATCTGCTAATATTGTATATGAGTGCCCTAATAATTGGACAGCTCATATGGTTTTATTGTTTGTAACTAATCATGCTAGCGGCAATAAAACACTAACCGTTGAATGGTATGACAATAGCACCAGTACGTGGTATTACATTTTAGGTGGATATACTTTAAGTGCTTACGGGTATCTTAAATTATCTGAGGGATATTTAGTGCTTAATGCTGGTGACAAGATGCGTATCACACCAGAAGCAGGGGCTAGTATGAGTGCTACGATAACGGTAGAAGAATACTTTGATCCAGCTAATAGGGCATAACCGTGGGACGTACTAACGAAAAGCTTTGGGACTCCGTAGTCAAGCAAGTAAAAGCACAAAGTAAAGGTGGAGATCCTGGAAAATGGTCAGCTAGAAAAGCACAGTTAGCAGGTAAAATATATAAGGATAAAGGTGGTGGGTATACGGGTGCAAAGACTGAATCACAAAAGAGTCTTAGTAAATGGACCAAAGAAGATTGGGGAACTAAATCAGGTAAACCCTCCACATTGGGCAAAGAAGCTACAGGAGAACGATATCTCCCACGTAAAGCAATTAATGCCCTATCATCTTCAGAATATGCAGCCACTAGTAAAGCTAAACGAGAAGGAACAAAGAAAGGTAAACAGTTTGTAGCTCAACCTAAAGCTATTGCAAAGAAAGTAAAACCTTATAGAGACTAATATGGCAAGACAACTAACAGAACTACAGCAGAAGTTTCTTGCTGCACTATTTGATGAAGCACGTGGGGATCCCAATCGTGCTAAACTTATTGCTGGTTATGCTCCTACTAATCCCACTAGTGATATTATCCGTGGATTAAAAGAAGAGATTCTAGAAGCTACACAAATGTATATGGCACGTAATGCACCACGTGCAGCCATATCTCTTGTAGATGGTATGGTAGATCCTACCGAATTAGGTATCCGTGATAAACTCAATGCAGCTAAAGACTTGCTAGATCGTGTAGGTTTAGCTAAGACAGAGAAAGTGCAGATTGAAACAAACAATGGCTTAATGATTCTTCCCCCTAAAGATAAAGTAGAGGAAGATGAGTAAGTATGGCGCAAGGGCTACTGCCATTAAGGAAAGCTGCAGGTAAGTGGATACTACCTCAACCGAAGGACGCATCACAAACAGGTGAATATGTACCCATACCTACAACTGTAAAGCTTATTAAACCACCCTTTGGGTATAAGTTTTCAGAAGAAACTAGGTTACTTCTAATACCTATACCACATGAACTAGAAGCATTAGAGAAAGCAAAGAAGTATTTAAAGCAGTATCCATCTAGGAACGTAGCTGCATGGCTAACTAAAGTAACAGGAAGGTATATAAGTCACGTAGGCTTACTCTATAGAATAAAGAATGAGCGATCAAGAAAAGCCAAAGTTAGCATACTTAGGTCCTGGGCCAGAAGGTACAAAGAAGCCCTTGAGCTTGCGGAAAAGTACGAGTCCAAAAAAGGCACAAAAGTCTACAACCAAGCAAAAGAAATTGTCGAAAGTGCCAAGCATCTCGACCCAGAGTATAGAAATAAGTCAGCAGCAGCACCAGCAAGCACAGATACAGCAGATAGCACAGCACCAGAACGTAGTATTTAAGCCTAATGCTGGACCTCAATCTAGCTTTCTAGCAGCAAATGAACGTGAAGTATTGTATGGTGGAGCAGCAGGAGGTGGTAAATCGTATGCCATGCTTGCAGATCCTATGCGATATATGGGTCACCCGCAGTTTAGTGGGCTACTGTTGCGACATACGACAGAAGAATTACGGGAACTGATCTGGAAAAGCCAGGAGTTATACCCAAGAATCTATCCTGGGATCAGATGGTCCGAGAGAAAGATGCAGTGGCAGGCACCAAGTGGAGCACGTTTGTGGTTCTCTTACTTGGATCGTGATGATGACGTACTGAGGTATCAGGGTCTTTCGTTTAGTTGGGTAGGTTTTGATGAATTGACGCAATGGTCAACTCCATTTGCATGGAATTATATGCGTTCTCGCTTGCGGAGTACCGCACCAGACCTACCTACCTACATGAGAGCCACTACAAACCCTGGTGGTCCAGGTCATGCATGGGTTAAAAAGATGTTTATTGACCCTAGTCCTGCTGGTAAGGCATTCTGGGCAACAAATATAGAGACAGGTGAACCTCTTTCGTACCCAAAAGGTCACAGTAAAGAGGGTCAACCTCTGTTTAAACGCAGATTTATCCCTGCAATGTTGACAGATAATCCTTATCTTGCTGAAGGTGGTGACTATGAAACAATGCTTTTGTCACTTCCTGAACATCAACGTAAGCAATTGCTTGAAGGTAACTGGGATGTAGCTGAAGGTGCTGCATTTCCAGAGTTTAATAGACAAATCCATGTCATTAAGAGTGAACACATACCAGGGAATTGGGTTAAATTCAGGGCATGTGACTACGGATATGGATCTTATTCAGCAGTATTGTGGTTTGCAGTCTCTCCAGCGGAACAACTCATCGTATATCGTGAACTTTATGTCAAAAAAGTATTAGCTAAAGACTTGGCCCATATGATATTGCATCATGAACAACAAGATGGACAAATCCGTTATGGTGTTCTTGATTCTTCCTGTTGGCATCGTAGGGGTGATACTGGTCCTTCACTTGCTGAACAGATGATTGCAGAGGGTTGTAGGTGGAGACCAGCAGATCGTAGTGCAGGTTCTAGGGTATCTGGTAAAAATGAAATACATAGAAGACTTCAGTTGGATGATTTCACACAAGAGCCTCGTTTAGTAATCATGGATAATTGTACAAACTTAATTGCACAGCTTCCGATACTGCCATTAGATAAATCAAACCCAGAAGACATTAATACAAAAGCTGAAGATCACTTATATGATGCATTACGATATGGTGTTATGAGTAGACCTCGCTTTTCTATCTGGGATTATGACCCTACATCACAGCGTTCTAATGCAATGCCCGTGGCATGTAAAACTTTTGGATACTGATAATGGAACAATCGCAAGAACATATGACAGATAGGCAACTGAGTCTTGATGATGTACCTTCACAGCAAGTTGAAGATGCCATTGCAAGACCAGTAATCAGTGTAATCATGCGTAAGTTTCATGACGCTGAAAATGCTAGACGTATCGATGAAGAAAGATGGTTAAGGGCTTATAGAAACTATCGTGGTATTTATGGGCCAGATGTACAATTTACTGAATCAGAAAAGAGTCGTGTATTCATTAAGGTAACAAAAACAAAAGTACTTGCTGCATATGGTCAGATTATTGAAGTACTCTTTTCTAACAATACATTTCCATTAAGTGTAGAGCCTACTGTATTGCCTGAAGGTGTAGCTGCTGACGTACACTTTGATCCTAAAGAATCTAAACAAAAGCCATTACCTGAACCAGCTACAAGCTTATTTGGCTATGCAGGTGATGGTTCCCCACTTCCCCCTGGTTCTACCATCAACACATTGATGAATAAGCTAGGGACATTAAAGACTAAACTTCAAGGTGTAACAGGTTTAAAAGAGGGTGTAGGACAAACACCAACTGCCATCACATTTAGCCCTGCTATGGTAGCTGCTAAGAAGATGGAAAAGAAGATTAAAGATCAATTGGATGAAAGCAAAGCAACTAAGCAATTAAGACATACAGCATTTGAGATGTCTTTGTTTGGTACAGGGATTATGAAAGGCCCCTTTGCTTTTGATAAAGAGTATCCTAACTGGAAAGAAGATGGTACTTATACACCAGTGATTAAGACTAGGCCAGATACTTCACATGTTAGTGTTTGGAACTTTTATCCAGATCCAGATGCAAATAGTATGGAAGAGGCTAGTTATTGTGTCGAGAGGCATAAGCTAAGTCGATCCCAATTACGTGAGCTAAAGAAGCGTCCATTCTTTCGTAAACAAGTTATTGATGATGTTATTGCGAGTGGTGAGACTTATGTTAAGAAGTTCTGGGAAGATGATTTACGGGATTACCGCACTGATACTGGTATTGATCGTTTTGAAGTATTGGAGTTCTGGGGAGCTATTGAGACTGAACTGCTTGTGGAGAACGGTGTCAAGGTCCCAAATGAGTTTGCAGGTGTAGATGAATTACAAGCTAATATATGGATTGCTAATGGGCGTGTTATCCGAATGGTACTTAACCCATTCAAACCTGCTAAGATACCTTATCATGTAGTACCTTATGAACTCAATCCATACTCTATGTTTGGTATTGGTGTTGCAGAGAACATGGAAGACACGCAATTGCTCATGAATGGCTTTATGCGTATGGCAGTTGATAATGGTGTATTGTCTGGTAACTTAGTATTTGAAGTTGATGAAACTAATCTTGTACCTGGACAGGATCTTAAAATATATCCAGGTAAAGTGTTTCGTAGACAAGGTGGTGCACCAGGACAAGCTATATTTGGTACTAAGTTCCCTAACGTGTCTAATGAGAATATGCAAATGTTTGACAAGGCACGTGTACTTGCAGATGAAGCTACAGGCATCCCATCATTTTCTCATGGACAAACGGGTGTAGCAGGTGTAGGACGTACTGCAAGTGGCATTAGCATGCTTATGAATGCAGCTTCAGGCACAATTAAGACTGTTATTAAAAATGTAGATGACTATTTACTTAGGCCATTAGGTGAAGCATTCTTTAACTTCAATATGCAGTTTGACTTTGATCCAGAGATTCGTGGGGATCTAGAAGTTAAAGCACGTGGTACTGAAAGTCTCATGGCAAATGAGGTACGTAGCCAACGCTTGATGCAATTCTTGCAGATTGGTAGCTCACCTGCATTGATGCCCTTTACAAAGTTCCAGTACATTATTCGTGAGATTGCTAAGTCTATGGATCTTGATCCCGATAAAGTAACGAATAATATGGAAGAAGCCATGTTACAAGCTTCATTGATGGCAGCACAAACACCTGCACAACAGCAACAACAACCACCTGGAGGTGTACCTGGAGTTGCAGATACAGCAGGTACAGGTGGAGGTAACATAGGCGTAGGACAAGTTCCAACCCCAGGAGAACAAGGATTTACAGGTAATGCACAACAACCAGGACCAACAGCAGCACCACAGCAGCTTAAACAGGCTTAAGTCTGTCTTTAATACTCACATTATATGGGAAGCATTTACAACTGTGTTAGAGTATAAAGCTAGAGGTTATTATAAGATCTTAGAGCAAGCAAAAGATCCTGTAGATATACACAGAGCACAAGGCGCATTAGATGCCCTTATGAAGATGAAAAGGCTAAGAGATGAAATCAATGCCCAAGAGTAGAACAAAAAAGCATCAAATGAAAAAGCTTTTTGAAGACGGTGGATTACTCCAAGAAGGTGGCACTGTCGATGAGGCAAGTGGTAATGAAGTTCCTACAGGATCACTAAAGAAAGAAGTACGTGATGATATACCTGCTCAACTCAGTGAAGGTGAGTTTGTATTCCCTGCTGATGTTGTAAGGTTCATTGGATTACAAAAACTTATGGAGCTACGTCAGGCAGCTAAAGAAGGTTTAGCTAAGATGGAAGCCATAGGACAAATGGGGAATGCAGATGAGGCAACTGAAGAAGATACTGGTGAATTTGAAACAGAGCTTGATGATATCCTTGATGAAATTGAAAATGAAGCTGAGGAGAAATCACTAAAAAAAGCTAACGGGAGACAGCTTAAAATGTCAGCAGGCGGCGCTGTCTCCCAATATGCCGATCCTTTTAGTGCACCATTTTCTGTAGAAAGATACAGCAAAGAAGGCGAGAAGGATGTATTCATACCCACATTCGGAGGTCAAACGCAGGGTGCTGTACCTGAAGGATTTCAAAAGAGTACAAAAGTACAGAGCTTTGGTGGGGTATTCCGTAAGCCAGAAGAAGCACAGCAAACTGTTACTTCTACACTTGGTTTAGAAACTACTGCACCCAAGAAAACTACTACAACTGCTGCAACTACAGATACTACTAAAACTACAACTACAGATTTAACTAAAACTGAACAACCTATACCAGATACATATAAAGGCTTAGATACAGAACCTACTGCTGCAGAAAAAGAACTACCAGAGCTGATTGATGATGCAGGTAGAAATTATAGTGGAAATACAATTCTTAAATTGGCCGATCAAATAAGTAAAAACTTAGACAGATCTAATATTCGTGGTGGGGCTTTTAATGTCAGTGTAAATAAAGACACTCAGATTGGATTTAAAGCTACTGAGGCAGAGAAGATACTTGGTAAAATGCCTACTGCAGCAGAGATGGTTTTCTTAGACATGGCAAGACAACTTTCTTTGCAAGGTATTACAGATATTTCAGATATTAAAAAATATAAGCCTACAGAAGTTACTGAAGTAGTTTCAGGCGGTGAGGGCGCAGACACAACGCAGGTCGTAACTAAATACATTGACCCAGAAACAGGTAAAGAGTTTTATCCTAATGGGTTTGGAATAACATATGCTGGTGAAGGCGGCACTGGATATAGTGTTTCTTTTGATAAAGAAGGTAAGCCAAAGTTTTCAACTTATGGCGAAGATACTAGTGATGCTGGAAAGATAGCCCCACTGTTAATGATGGCAACATTACCTTTTGGGGGCATTGGCGGTATAATAAACAGTATTACTGGGGGGGCTATAGGAACTGCAGGTGCTGCTGCTGGCATGGCAGGTTCAGCCGTTGCTACTGCTGGCGTTGAGGGGGCACTATCCCAAGCCGCATTAACATCTGGTTCTGGTCTAATAGGCAATTTAATAAGCTATGGTATACCAACTTCAGCAGCCACAATAGGCGCAAATGCTGTCTTTGGTGCAGTAATCAGTGGTCTTACTGCTGCTATATCTGGTGGCAATGTCGGTAAAGCTATGGCAGGTGGTGCATTATCCGGTGGATTTGGGGCAGGTGCTGTTGAATTAAGTAACGCAGTACTAGGTCCAGATGTAGTGAATTCCATTTCAAAAGCTACAAGCTTAACACCTAAACAAGTGTCTTCAGTATTTGCTAGTTCTGTATCTTCCAGCATTAATACAGCCATTAGCGGTGGAGATTTTTCTGATGTACTTAGTTCTTTTGGAACATCTTTAGTTTCATCCGGTGTATCAGAAGTAGCTGCCTCTAATGTAGTCAAGCAGCTACAAGGAACAATGTCAAAAGAGTCCTTAAGCAACATTGGCAGTGTGACAAAGCAACTATCCAATGTGGCGGTCAATGCAGCCATGAAAGGCTTAGATGTAAATAAAGCTATTGAATACTATGCTCCTTCTATTATGTTTAAGACATTGACTAAAACTCCAAGTTAATGATACAATAAGAAGTTAGCTACAGAAGGGTGTAGCTTTCAAATAACAACAACCCTTCATTATGGGCGACCTGATCACAGCCCCCACTTTAAGAGGTATATATGTCAGATCAACAACAAGAGATTCAACAAGTAAAAGTAGCAGGTTTTGTAAAACGATCAGCTAATCACGATAAGATTAAACAAGAAGAGGAAGAGCTGAAACAGTTGATGGATAATCCTAAAGCTGAATCAGAGGATAATCCAGATAGTGAACCTGAACCAGATAGTGCGGAAGAACGTAGCTTTAAGAAGCGTTATGGTGACTTACGTAGGCACTCACAAAAACAACAACACGAACTACAAAAGCAAATCGATGATTTAAAAGTACAACTAGAAACTGCTACTAAGCAAGGCATTAGCCTGCCTAAATCGGAAGAAGAACTTGATGCATGGATTAATGAGTATCCAGATGTAGCAAAGATTGTAGAGACTATTGCAATCAAGAAAGCTAGAGAACAATCACAAGATTTAGAAGCAAGGTTACAACGAATCAATCAAATGGCAGAAGAGACTGCCAAAGAGAAAGCTGAAGCACAATTACTTAAATTGCATCCAGACTTTGCAGAAATTCGTGAACAGGACGAGTTCCATGATTGGGTCGAAAAACAACCTAAATGGGTACAGAGTGCCTTATATGACAATGAGAGTGATGCGATATCGGCAGCTAGAGCAATCGATCTATACAAAGTTGACAAAGGTATTAGTGCAAAGCGAACTAAGTCTACAGATAAAGCAGATTCAATTGCTGCAGCACGTTCTGTCAGGGCTTCTAGCAAAACTCGTATTGAGTCTGAAGGCGAAGAAGGAACTTTCTATGAATCCCAGGTAGAGAGAATGTCTACATTGGAATACGAAAGGAATCAAGAAGCTATCATTGCAGCTATTCGTGCGGGTAAGTTTGTGTATGATAAAACAGGCTATGCACGTTAGTAAGTATTACGCACGATAGATAGCTTGACATTTTAAAAATAGCTTTATATAACAATAGCAGATTTCTTCCCAGTGTTTGAATGTATGCCACTGTAATAGTCAACCATACATTTTAGCTGGGAAATTGTAAGTCTTGTACATTGCAAGACATATTAACCGCAAAACAATAAACTATCAGACTTACCTGAACAGTTGCTAACCCAGTAGTTCTACTGCACACTTAGCAAAATCAGCCTCTGTAGTAAATGTTTAAGCGTATTTATATAC